TATCCAAAACAGGAGCTAATTGATTAAGCGGTGTTAAGATTTCCATCGCTTGTATAATTGCCTGGACATCTTGACCTCGTTGAGCTTTCGCTAAAGGAGAAACATATTCAATATCAATCTCCAAACCTTGTAGATCTTCTGGAGCTGGTGGTAATGTTCCTTGTCGCATAAGAATAGCAAATGACCTGGAGATTAATGGTCGAAGCATCTCCGCTTGTAATCTTCCCAAGACAGGAGCTAACAATCTCATTTTCTCCTCATTTCGTTTCATTACTTCTGTTGCCGTCATCTGGACATTTTGCTCCATTAATATCTGATCAACAAAATAAGCCTGTTTGATTGCTTGTCTGCGTTGTTCTTCCATATTCAAGCCAACAGGAGTATTCGCCTGGATCATCAATGGTTCAATTCTATCCCTTGATCCTGATCTGTAAAAATTCAATCCACCTGGAGTTGTTTTAATTGGTAAGATAAAACTATCATCGGGTACTAATAAAGGGGGATCTATTTGTTTCTGTGCAGCCCTGATCGTTGTTTCTGACATTTTATTAATCATCTTAATGTCAGCCAGGGCAATCATGCTTGGAGATCTGCCATAGACCTCATTACTTGATTTTGTCCACCTGGGGATCAAATAAGGAAACTCCTCAAAACCACCCATGGAGATCATCTTCATGTCCTCTGGATCGAAATATGCGGACATAAAAGGCATACTTTTGTTATCACTCTTGTATGGGTTAGCCGAATCATTTGGCATAACCGCATGAATGATTATTAGATCCGCATAAGGATCTTTATCCGCAGCCTTTTTTATTCTGTTGGAAACATTTTCCTCGCCAAACATTTGCACAATATTTCGTGCTGCCATCTTGCAGCTGCGGAATACTGTATCAATTCTTCCTGTGGAATTTTCCTGGATATAAATTTCCTTGATGTGCCTGGTTGTAAATCGCAAAAGATCCTTGGGATCACTTTCAATATACATACAGGCTGTGCCGAAAGAGCATAGATCCAAATATAATTCGTGTACTTCCTGTTGAAAATTAGACCTGTCAAAAGCAATATACATTGCCTGGTTAGCCGCTTCCAGCCATTCCATATTTTCATCGGTTGCCAAATCCTCAACTTTAAATCGCAAGGAAAACCAGGGGGTTGCCGCATTGGTAAGCATACCATGTAGGGAGGAAGATAATAAGTTTAGGGCATGGAGAGCAGTACCATCATAGATTCGTTCTGTTCTCTTATCTCCCCTGGATCTTTCCTTGTTTACATCCGCCCTCCTGGGCAAGACATAATCTGCGATCTCTTGCCAATGGGATTCCCAATTGGTACGAAGATCAACTAATTTTTTATATCTATTGTGTAATTCGATAACAGGCATTAATTGCCCCCTAGTGTAGCTTTAAGTTTATTGATTCCGCCTAATGTATCGGTAATGATGTTTGATTTCTTTGGTGGTTTTTTTCCTTTTTGTTTTGCCTCAAATTGCCCCATATATTCTGCATGAGCTTTCTCTGGAGTTACCGCATCTTTAAAACTTTTTGCTGCATCCAATCGCATTATATTTCCGCCAA